TTATATTTTTTATAAGTGCCAATATATAAACTTGGCGTTATTGATAGTTTAGTCATTGTTTTTCCTTTTTTTTTAGTTATTATCCTAACAATATATAACCCTTGTTATCTTGCAAGATATCTACTGAAAATAATCTTAATTCATCAGCATTAAGTTCTTTGTACTTGTAAGTATCTAAGTCTTCAATGCTACTAAATGTAGACCTGAAACTTGGGGTTATACTATAAAACCTCTTGACATCACGTGCTAGATCGTGAAACCCTATAGTTTTAATTGATATTTTCCTGTTTATTTTTTTAGCTAATTTTCTAGCTTCTTTAACATTCATTATGTTATTAATCATTTTTTTTATCCTTTTTTTTTATTGCTTGAAACCAAGCATGCAATAATTATATACCAAAAATTAACCATTAAATAATTAATTTTTCTTAATCTTTCGCATGACCATAAATTACGGGTAAATACCTAATCGTGTAATGACAAGTCCTTAGTATCTAATTAAACAGTGTTCAATTAGATACAATTACAATATCAAGGGCATGCCCTAGCTAAGTCAACATAATTCTAAATTATCTTAAGTGTTTTATACAGGTAAACCCTCAATACAAAATAAAACCATTAACATTTTTGTATAAAAAAAGTTATTTTTTAAAAAAATTCTCAAAATTTTAAAAATTTCCCACAAATTTCTAAAGTTTTTTTAGACCCCCTAGGGGGGGTAAACGCTCCGCCACGCTTTATCTATTGGGTAGCCACCTGTAATTTTTTGAAAATTCAAATAAAACCTTTTGGTTTTCAAAACAAATGGTGATACCATATAACAAGGAGCAAACAATGGATATTAAATTAGAACTAAAAGTCAAAGAACTTGAAGACATTATCGAGCAACATGAAAAAAAGATTAAGCAATTAATCTGTGATATGCGTTATGTTAAAGAAGTCAGTAGAGAAAATAGCGAAAGAAACAAGAGTTATTTAAAAGAGCTTAACGAATTAACTTCTACTAGAGGCAAGGCAAGAGAAATAAAGGCAAAAGCCAGAGCAACCAAGCAGTATGCCAATGAGTTAAAGAAGGCGGCTGAGATTGAACAAGAGTGTAGATGAGATATTGCGTAATCGCAAGTTCAGCCCAGTAGAGAAGTTATTAGACCTCTACGAAGAACTTGAAGAAGATGGTGAGTATATCAGGGAGCAGATAGACGCAAACCCAGAACTCGGTACTATAATCAACCCAGTAGACAATCAAAAGCTTCGTGAGCGTGTCCTCAGTAGCGTTATGAAGTGCAAACAGACAGAAGATGGCTTACGTATTAAATTGGCTCAATTAGACGCTGCTAATCCAAACAGAGATAGTGGCCCAGTACAGGGTATTATTATGAACCACGTAGAGCGTACTTTGCCAGATGGTAGGATCATAATTGAGAAGGTAGCACAAATTGCCACAGATAAGAACCAACCCTAATTGGGACGACAGTAATTTTGTTGACTACAGTAAGTTGTCAACTAAGCAGCGTAAGGAGATGGTGGAAGATCCTGACCACGAATTTAATTATGCGAACACTTACGACCCTAATGATTATGATGAGATAGTTGAGAAGTATGACAACAAAGATGCGGTGTTACCTCAGAACGCAGTAGATGTGTGGGGTGGTTTCGTACCGACATTTTATCAGTATGAGTGGTATAAGCACTTTACCCAAGTAGAAGAAGGTGGTGGCTTTAGGCGTAATATTGAGGGCACTTGTGTAATTCATAGGCGTGGTGGTAAGACTACTGGTACTATTCCTTGTGTATTATTGCCGAGGTCTTTAAATGACCCAGGTTTATATTTGCATATATTCCCTACTTTAACTCAGGGCAGGGGTGCTTTGTGGACTGGTATGGGTAAGATCACAAGAGATATGGCAACTTGTGCAATCCCTTACCTAGAGCTGATTCCAAAAATGTATTGGGTTAAGCGTAACAATCACGAAATGACATTAGAGTTATCTAATGGCAGTATTTATAGGTTAGGTGGAGCGAGGGGTGCAGATGGTACTGCTAATCATTGGCGTGGTTTCAACCCAATGGGTGTGATCGCTGATGAGTATGGTGAGTGGAATGATGATGTGGTAAGTGAGATATTCGGGCCAGTGTTAGCTCAGAATGGTGGCTTTATATTTCGTATTGGTACTCCTAAGGGCGAGAACCAGTTTTTCAGGGATTATATGTACGACTTAGAGAGTGAGAATGAATGTAACCGAGCGTGGTTATTAAGCATTGATAAGACTTATTACAATGATGGTAGCCCGATTATCACGAGGGAGTATATTGAGAAGGAATTAGCGAGGGGCGTTGACCCAGAGATTATTCAGCAGGAATATTATTGTTCTTTTAAGGCGGCTGCAAGTGGAGCTTGGTATAAACACTCTATGAGCCGTATTGATGAGGAAGGTCGTATCCGCAAGTTATCTTACAACCCAAATCATAGGATAGAGGTGGACTGGGATTTAGGTGGTAGTGATGCTTTTGTAGCTGGTATCCGTCAGTCGTATGATGATTACCATAGGTATATTGATTGCATTAAGATGGAGAGCGTCCCTATTGGTGTGGTGATGGACGCAGTATTAGCTAAATACCCTGGTGTGCATACTCATTATTTTCCCCATGATGGCAAGATGCGAATTGATATGGTAGATCATTTTCAAAGTCGTATTGAGGCATTGCGTAAGCGAGGTATCAATAATATCGTACAAGTCCCTCGTACAAAGAGTTTGGGAGATGGCGTACAAGTAACGAAAGAATATTTAGCTAAGTGTGTGTTTGATGTTGAAAATTGTAGTGAGTTAATAAGTAATTTGCGTAACTACAAGAAGAAGTTTAACAAGACGACTAATAGTTACATAGATGCGGCTGTGCATGATGAACATTCTCATGGTGCAGACATGGTTCGTACTGGAGCGACAGCGTATAAGTTGTGTATGTTTGCGATTGATAATGGTTTAGGTGGTGGTAGAATGTTGCGTAAAAAGCGGTTAAGTCGGATAGCCAAATTTAATTATGGAGTATAATGTTTTTATGAAGTCAGGAGTACCACAAGTAATATCACCTGTAACGGCTTTAGGCGGTCTAAAATCAAAAGTTTTTGGTGAGGGTTATGACGAATTACCTTTTGGATTAACAGAGCGAGGTTACAGACGTTCATTGCGTAGAAAGCAAGAAAATTTAATTGAGCGTTTAGGTATGCGTTTAGGTATTGCAGGTATCAGCGAGTCTACAGATGTGGTGGGTTTTGAGAAAACAAAAAGGGATAACCAAGTATGAGCATAGCATCTGAGTGGTGTTCTAATTTTGATAATGTAACGAATGTGCGTAGTAATTACGACATTGAGTTTAATCGTTTAAATAAATATTTATCGCCTAGTAGCGTAAAGTTTTTTCAATCTAAAAATGGTGATGGTAATGTAAACCGTTTAGAAATTTTTGATGGCACTCCTGAAAGAGCGAGTGACGATTTAGCCAGTAGTTTACTTGGTATGTTGTTAAACCCTTTACAGGACAAGTTTAGCTTAGTGCCAGCGAATAAGGAATTACGTGATAGTAAGATTCATAAAGACCAGTTGATTAAGGCAAAGAATTGGATTGTCGATCATTTAAGTAGAGCGGATACAAGCTTTATGAAGGCAATGAGCAGTGTCTTACAGAACGTGGTGAACTATGGTGATGGCCCGTTTTTTATTTATCGTGATAAGAAAAAGAAGTTAGTAAAGTTTGCTGCATTACCTAAGCAAGAAGTATATTTTCAGCGTGATATGTATGGAGATATAATTAATTACTATAGAGAGATTTACATGACTCCGATCCAGTTAAAGAGAGAGTTTGAAGCGGCTGGTGGAGATGGTAACGCACGTTATTGGAAAGAGATTAATGAGAAGATTAACACTGACCCAAATGATGAGCGTAAGGTAATTAACATTGTATTTGAGCGTGATGATTATAAGACACGCACTTTAAATGTTGCTGAGAAGAAGTATGCAAGTTTATGGATTGATTACGACCACAAAGTTTTATTAAAAGAGAGTGGCTATGATTACTTTCCTTTCTTTGCGCCAGCGTGGCGATTAAGTCCAGGAGAGGATTACGGCCGAGGCCCAGGACATAGAGCTTTACCAGATATTATCACTCTTAACTTGATGGAGAAAAACAATTTAGCGGCTGCTGAGGTAATGATTAAGCCCCCTCTCATCATGCCTTATGACATCATGGAAGATGATGTCGACTTATCTCCTGCCGCTATTAATTATATCCAGCTATCAAGAGCAATGTTTGGTACACAGTTTATAAAACCTGAGCCATTAAATGTTATACAAGATTTACCTATCAGTGTTCAGATGCAGGATAGGAAGCGTAATTTAATTTTATTAGCTTTTTACAATGACTTATTACAGGACGATAAGCGAGTTGAGCAAAGTGCGACCGAGAGTAATAATCGAATGATGAGTAACATTCGTAAGTTCAGTGGGCCGTTTAGCAATCTGGAGAACGATTTATTGCAAGCTGTAATTAAGGAAGTGTATCAAGCTGGTATTGAGTTTGGTGAGATAGAGGTAGACAGCGAACTTAAAGATGTGAACGTAGCGTTTACAACAGCAATGTATGAAGCGCAGCAACAGATGCGTTTACAAGCATTACAAGCCGCAGGTACAATCCTGACACAATTCTTTGCTGGTGGTATTCAGATACCAGGCATTAAGCAAGAGTTATTAGCGGAGTATGTATTTAAGGCAACAGGAGCGGATAGTAATTTATTGGAAGACCCAGAGGTAGCAAGACAGCAACTTGAGCAACAGCGTCAAGTACAACAGGATAGTGTTGACACTAGATCGTTTAAAGATGTTGCTAGTGGGTTGAAAGATATACAACAGATTGTATGATACAGACAAATTTAAAGTGGTGGTTAAATACCGTTGGAGCGGATTTAGGGACAGAAGAATTTACTAAAGCAAAGCGTTTTTTAGTAGAGGGTTCTTACAAAGAGTTTAGCGACAGTAAGTTTGGTGAAATAATTTTGCATGAGCTATTTGATTTTTGTGGTTTTGATAAGGTGAACTACAGTAATGATTTCAAGCCAGAGACATTAGCTTTTTTAGAGGGACAGCGTAGCGTTTTATTGCACATATTACAGATGTGTGAAATGAGTCAATTAGTATTGATGAAGAAAGGAGCAAAGAATGGATAGTAGTGAAGCATGGTTAAAGGTTGAAGAAGCGACAAAAGATTATAATTTTGAGGAATTAAAATCTGTGTTTGGTGATTTACCAGAGGCAAAGACATTAGAGTCAGTAAAAAGTTTAAAGGGTCTAATGAAAAGTTATATAGACACAAGCCGTATGGTGGGTGATAAGAGCAAACGCTTACCAGATAATGATGCAGACTGGGAACAATTTTGGCAATCTAGGGGTAAACCCTCAGACCCTAGTGGTTATCAATTTGATTTACCTGAGTATCAATTACCAGATGATATTTATGATTACGTAGGTAAGAATTTACATGAAGCTAATTTAACGAATGAGCAAGCAAACAAGGTAATGAAAACATTTTTAAACCTTACAAAAGAAGATGCTGAGAAGCGAGAAGCTGATTATGCAAAATCATTAGAAGAATTTACCAAGCAAAAAGAAGTACGCTTTGGTGATAAGTTATCTGAATACGACAACTTAGCTAAGAGTTATATTGACCAACTAAGTGAAGGTGCAGTCAAATCAAGTTTAGAAACATTGATGGCAAATCCAGATGGTTTAGAATTTTTAGCAAACTTAGCGCAAGCAGGAAATGAAAACCCAGGTGGGCCAGAGTATCGCCAGCCGAGTCGTAACACTGCAAAGACTGCAAGCGAGCAGCTTGAGGTATTAAAGCGAGATAAAAACTTTTTAGATAAATTGTTTGGTACTGATATGCGTATTCCAGCATTAGAGCGCAAGCGAGCAAAAGAATTATGGCAATCATTACATGAGCAAGCTGTCAAAGAAAAGTAATGTATAATAAAATTATCGGGTTGCTTTTATAGTCCGTATTTATAGAAGTCCGTTTATCGGGTTGCTTCAAGTAGTAGTTAATAAGTTTATAAGGAGAAAAAAATGGCTTATTCAGTTGATGAAGCATGGGTAAATCAGTATACGGACAACGTATCTTTATTATCCCAGCAACAAAATTCAGTGTTAGGTAACACTGGTATTAAAGGTGATGCAACAGGTGAATACAAGTTTTTTGAAAGAATTGACTCAGTTTCAATGTCAGCAAAAACTTCATCTAATTTAGCAACATCATTCACAGATGTAACACACGAGAAACGTGCAGTTACTTTTAGTGATTACGTAATCAACTTCTACTCTGATATGAGAGATGCAAAAAGAATGTTAATTGACGTTCAAAGCCCTTATGTTAGAGATGCAGTTGCAGCGTGGAATAGACAGATTGACAGCACAATCAATACAGCATTATTAGGTGCAGCGACTACAGGTTCAGGTGTAGGTGCAGCATTTACTTCTACTGCATTTGCTACTGCTACTCAAACTGTTGACGTATTGTTCCAAAGTGGAGATCCTATTGGTGCAGGTAACGGTACTGGTACTTATGGTACTAACACAGGTTTAACACTAGCTAAAATCTTAAAAGCTAGAGCTGTGTTACAACAAAACCATGCAGTACAACCAGGCGACAATATCTATTGTATTATCGGCCCTGACGAGGAAATTGATTTATACGGTATTAACGAATTTAAATCAATCGACTTTAATGACGAAAGACCATACACATTAGGTATTGACCCAGCAGGTTACATTGGTACTTTCTTAGGAGTAGATTTCTTAAGATATACTGGTTTAACTGAGACTGACCCAGCATCAGCATCTAACCACTACAGAAGTTGTTTAATGTACACTTCATCTGGTTTAGGGATCGTTAAAGGTGATGCACCTCAAGTAATGATCGCACCTAACCCTGAGAGAAACATGGCATTAACAATCCACGTAGAAGGTAGTGTTGGAGCGGTTCGTGTTGAGGAGAAAAAGGTAGTTGAAATCAGAACATCATCTGGTATAACTGACCCTTCGTAGTATGAGTAGCTCAATATCAAAGCTAACGGTTTACAACTTGGCCCTTGCAGAATTAGAGCAAGGGCCGATTGTGAGCCTTGCAAGCGACAATCAAAATGTCAAAACTTTAAACAACGCTTATGAATTAGCGTTACGCACTTGTTTAAAATCTCGTAACTGGGATTTTGCTACAACATTTGCAACATTGGTTTTAATCTCAGATGCAGACAACATTACACCATTCGCATATCAGTACGCATTGCCTGTTGATTTTCTTGAGATACAAAAGATATATGATTCTGACAATAAGCGAGTGGATTATATTCGCACCGCAGATGGATTATATACAGACGCTTCTCCTGCTTATTTGCAGTATACAAAATATTTTGAAGATTATTCACAATTTGATGAGAATTTTATTGAATTAATCTCAATGACATTAGCAGAATTTTGTGCAGCAGAAATTACAGGTGATTTAAACAAGCAAGATTTTATTAGTAAAAAGAATGATAGGTTAGATGCAATCGCTGCATCTAAGTCAGTAGGTCGAACACGTAAGCACTACAATATTGATGATGGTTCGAGCTATATATTTAATAGGTATTAATTATGGCTGAACAAGGTAGCGTTACCACCAGTTTCGTAGCAGGTAAAACACCGCAAAGAATGAAGGGTCGTTACGATCACCCTTTGTATGTTAGTGGTGCAGAAGAATTATTAAATGTAATCGCTACCCCAGGCGGTTCATTAATTCGCAGACCAGGTTGTGAAACAATTATAGACACAGGTACGATAGCTTACAGTAGCCGTATGATACCTTTTCACGACCCTAATAACAATGGTGCATTAATATTTTTTGAGCCAGATAACAATGTAAAAGTTTATCAAAATGATGTGCAAGTTTTAAATGTCGCTCACAATATTCCAAATGGTCTTGTACCAATAGATGAGATGGATTATGTGCAGGTACGTGATTACATATTTTTCACGCATAAAACCTTTGCACCAAAGATGATCGTTAAAGAACGAATAGAAACTTTAGAAGGCAATGGTACTCTAACTGAATTTGATTACCCTTATGTAGTAGTTGATACAACTGATATAGAAGTTAGAGTAGATGATGTTCTAAAAACATTGACAACTGATTATACGATTACAACTTTTGATAAAGTTGATGGTCAATTTGAAGGTATTAGAATTACTTTTGTAACAGCTCCTACAAATGGTGCTGTAGTAGAGATTAAGCGCAAATGGAGTTTTCATAATTACCCAAACTTAGATGGCCCCTGGGAAAGAGAGAACACTGATAACACATTAAAAGTTGCAGTACATAGTGCAGCTAGTGGTAGTGCTGACGAGGGTTATTACGGTACAGCAATTTTAAAAGGTGTAACCAGAAAGGGTGGTGCATTAAAAGCTTGGCTAAACGATTCATGGGTTGGTCGCCAGATGCGAGTTTGGAGTGATGAGTCAAATGAAGAACAATATGCAACGATCACATTTGACAGTGTAGATACCTCTAAAACTAAGTACAATGTTACTATTTCAGAAATTTATAGGATAGCAGATTTATCTACAACAGTAGCAACATACGCACCACGTACAAAGCGTTGGGCATTAGCTGCTTGGTATGAGGGACAGTATCCAGAAGTGGTTGGTGTACATCAAGATAGCTTATGGTTTGGTCGTGGTAATGATAGATGGAAGACAATATCAGGAAGTTTATTTACATTTAGTCCAAGTCTACCTGACGATCAAGGCGTTTATCAAATAACAGCAGATTCAGGAATTTCAATTACAGGAAGCGATCCTGTATCTACTAACCCTTCATGGTTATTTGGTGATAAAGTTTTGTTTTCTGCTACTAACGCAGCACAAATGATTATTCAAGGCGGATCAACTTTCGGTGCTATCGCTCCTAGCACCGTTTCTATTTTGAAGCAAAGTACAATAGGTGCTGCAAAGATTAAACCAGTTGCAAGAAATGATTTATATTTTGTTGATAACTATAGGCAAAACATATATAAATTTGAATATAAATTTCAAAGATCATCATTTGTCGCTGACAAAATAAACCAATATGACGATTTACTTTTTGAAAAGTACATTAGAAAAATGTGTTTAATCAAACAGCCTTTTCACATGCTTTGGTGTTTAATGGAAGATTTTAGTTTGGTGTGCTTAACCATCAATGAGACTGATAATGTTTTTGCACCTACTGTATTTACTGGGTTGCAAGCAATAGATATTACAGTTATAGAGCAATCAGATGGGACAGAAGATATTTATATTTTAACGAACGAGGGTAAATTAGCTAAGTTTGGTGATTTCATCACAGCAGAAGGCGAGCGTAATTTAAGAGTGAATATTGGTAGCGAGCCTCTTTTAATACTACCAAGTGGTTCTTATTACTTGAGAAACAATACACTTGATTCTAAAAGAGAGTTCTTAACAGATTTTGCAACAAGTTACAACGGTGGCACATCTATTGATTTAAACACAATTTTAAGCACTCAGGTTGTAGTTGATGATAGTAATTATGAAAACTGGAAATATAGCTCTACAAGTAAAACGGTAACACCTACCAATAAATATGAAGTTGGTACACCTTTTAGCGTAGGGATTACAACCAATCAGATTAATACAGTACAAGGTAGTTTAACGGATATAAACCGCAGTAAGAAATTAAAGAAAGCTTATTTCAATTTAGATAAAACATTGAACTTTAAAGTTAAAGAAGTAGATAATAGTGATTATGAAGAAGTTAAGATTCGTGAGGGGCTAAGTGATTTATCTGAACCACCAGCAACTTACACAGGGTTAAAGAAGTTCAACTTACATGGTAATAAGAAAACATCAGTACAGTTACAATTTACTCAAGATGAGTCAGTACCATTTACGTTAAACTCTATAGTCTATGAGTACGAAATATAGAGTAAGGTTTGCTAGTAAAGAAGATATCTTGTTTACAAGACAACAGAAATTTATTTATCGGTGTAATATTGAGCCGTATGTTTCTTTGTACTTAACAGATGGTAAAGAGTACGTTTTATTAACTTACTTTATGCGTAGTTGTACTTTAAGTTTTATCAAGAGCGCAGAGCTTGATCGTGGTTTTGCTTTATACGTGGCACGCACTTGTCGGAATGTCCTACAAGAATTTAACGAAAAAGTTTATGCATGGGTGTCAAAAAAGGATTTAAGGGCTAATAAATTTATACAGTTCTTAGGTTTTAGTCCTGTTTTTGAGAAAAAGGGTTATTATAAATATATATGGCAGTAGCAACAGCAGCACTAGCAGCAGTAGCAGCAGTAGGCAATATAATTGGCGGCATAAGGAGAGGCGTTCAAGCAAGACGAAACGCTAAGTTTATGCGCTTGGTTTTACAAGAGCAAAGAAAAATAAATGACAGCTTATATGCAAGAAAGATCAGGCAAGAAGTTGGTTCAGATTTAGTTAGTGCAGCCGCTCGTGGTGTTGCACAAACAGGCACTACACTAGATACAGTGTTTAATGAAGCATTTAGTTTACAACAGCAAAGAGTTATTAAGAATAAAGAATTAGCTTTAAGTGCGCTTAGGGCAGAAATGGAAGGTTCTCAATTTGCACAATCTGCATTTGCACAAGGGTTAGGTGGTGCATTGCAATCAGGTTATACAGGTTTCAAAGCTTATCAAGAGCAAAAAATGATAGAACAAGCGCAAGCAGATAGAGGTAGTTTATAAGATGGCAGGAAGACCAGGGACAGATATATTTCAAGCGATCGGGCAAGTAGCAGGTGGTGTAGCAAGACAAGAACTATCTGACTTGCAGCAGTTACGCAGGCAAGAAGAAGCTTTAACTGCTATTGAATTATCAAATCAATTTGATACTGATAACAATAACTGGTTAATAGATAAAGACGAAAACTATACTTATGATGGTAACTTAACGGCTGATGCTGAAAGATATTTTAATGAGCGTGAAAATGCTTTAATAAACGGCTTACAAAGTAAGAATGTGCAAAGGCAAATGAAAGGTGCATTATCAAGAAGCAAAAAAAATTTTTTAAACAAAGCACAGGCACTAGAAGCAACAAAGCATTTAGATTATCAAAAGACTTTATGGTCAACTGGTGAACAAAATGCAGCTTCGCAGATACAAGCAAACAAGGGTGATCTAAGTATATTGCAAGAGCAAATAGCAATATTTGAAACTAATAAAGAAGATTACACAGATCCAGTTAGACAAAAATTATTACCAGCAACAAAAGGTGATTTATCTAAATTAACTTTAGATAGTCGAATGAACGATATTGAGCTACGTATCGCAAAGGGTGAGCTAAGTCCAGAAGATGCTTTAACCGACATAGAAATATATGAACAATCAATACTTAGACAAGCTAGTGTGTATGGTTTAGATGCAGATGATGTTCGTATTTATGGTGATAAGATTGCAACATTTAAAAAGTCATTACTGACTAAAGGTGCTAAAGCTTACAAAAACTCTATTAACACTCAAGTAGAGTCTTTTGAGAATTTAATAAATAATGGTCAAGAGTCGCCATATAATCCAAATTATCTAGCTTTAAAACAACAACAAATTGCACTTGACCCAGAAAAAGCAGCAGAAAAAAGTAAAGACTATGCTGTTCTTGTTGGTAATTATAACGCTACTACATTAGCTAGTAATGGTGATATAGAAGAATTAACTCAATATCAAAATGAATTACAGCAACAGTACAGAAGTTCTAAGGGCAAAGTAAGTCCAGTAGAAGAAGATATTTTATTTACTAACTACACAGTAGCGCAAGAAAAATTAAGAGAAGCAAATAAATTAATAAGAACCAATCAAGGTGAGCTTTTTAAAGATAGTGAAACCGCAAAGAGTGTATTAAGACAAGAGGGGGTTGTAGGGTATTTTAACTGGGCAGCAGCTAAATCGAATGAGTATGCACCTCTGCACAACTTTAGACCTCTTACACCAAACATGATTGAAGATATTAGCTTGCAAATTCAATCAACAGCAGCATCAGGTGATTTTGCTTTACTTAGACAAACAATGACAAGCCTAGTAGATACTTTTGATGAACCAATAATGGCTTACGGTAATGTTAGTGGTGCTAAGATTTTAAAAGATAATTTATTGTATCACTTTGCACAAAAAGCAAGTTCTAACAAGGCTGACAAAGACCCTTTTAGTTTAGATGAAAAGTACACAATGTTGTTGCCATACAGCAAAGAATTAACTCCTATTGAATTTGACCAATCAATTAGGTATCTATCAGCAGAAACACCTTTACTTGATAAAGACGTGCAAGAAAAAAATACTATTCAAGAAGGTATCGCAAAAGAAATTATCCCATTTTTACAAGCAAGAAACGGTAGAAGTGATGTATTGTTTCCACCAGAACTTGCCTTGCAACCTTTATTAACAGAAATAGCTTATGGTCATTATGAGCTTAGCAGAAAAAGAAATGCTAAGGATAGTGCGAAATGGGCTATTGAAACATTTTTAAAACGAGATACAAAAGTAGTTAATACTGGAATGGGTGAGACAGTTGTATCAAAAGATATCAGTAGAGATGTTTTATTGGTTTTACAAAGTAGGCAGGGTACAGGTAATTTTGCATTACAAGAATTAACAAAGAAAAATCCAGATGTAGAGTTTGCAGACGTTTATCAAATTGAGGGCTATGACATAAGCGGTAAGGTATTTAAAAAAGCAATAGAAAACAATTCACAATTAGTAGATGTAGGTAGCGATAAATATCAGCTTTACGTAGGTTTTCAAGATCAAAGACTTCCTTTATTAGAGAAAGGTACAAAGACACCAGTCATTTTTTCTAAAGAAGAAATTGAAAAATATAAAAGAGAAGTAAGGTCAAAACAAACTTTTGGTGCTGGTGGAATGTTGTAAAAGATGAAAAACCCTTTACTAGATGTAACAACTTATACAGATAGAGAGATACAAACTCGTGGTGATTTATTAGACTTACCGCCATCAATGGAACTTGGTGCAATACATGGCCGAGCTGCTGATGAGTCAATTAATACATCTATTGTAAACTTTGCTAAAAAACAAGTAGCAAAGGTTACTGAGCAAAAGATTAGCGTAGAAGAAGCTAATAAACAATATGGTATTAAAGGTTTAGTAGAATTTGATGAACCACAATATCCAAGCGTTGCACAAAGGGTACAAAAAAACAAAGTACAACAAGCACAAAGACAAGCAATCTTACAACAAGATTCTTTTGATAATAATGTAGGCTCAGTTATTGGAATGGGTGCAGTAGGCATAGGTACTGGTCTTGCAATGGATCCGACTGTATTACTAGCATTTGCAACACCAGTAGGAGTTGCAGCAGGTGGTCGTTTATTAACATCTATATCTGTGCCACAAAAAATGAAAAATTTTGCAGGTGCAGTACAAGCAATAACAAAGACTAAGGGGATACAAAATGCTATTCGTTTAGCAGATAAAGCAACAACACTAAAAACTACTTTTGGTACTGGTGCATTAAGAACAGGGTTAGCAGTAGGAGCAGAGTTTGCGGTTACTGAACCATTTGCATATTGGAACGCACAAGAGAATGGCTATGACTATGATGTATTAATGAACACAGGTTTTGCACTAGGTTTAACAGGTGCAGCAGCAGGTATCGGTGGTTATTTATTTAAAAATGCTGTTAAGGCAGATTTAAAAAGTTTTAAAGGTATAACAGAATTTACATCTTCATTTTCAAAAGCAGCAGTAGCCGCAAAGAGTGCAACGCCATTAATAGGTTATCGTGTAGCAAGCACTTTAGAAATGGTTGATAATGCAGTAGCAAAAAACATATTATCAGAAAATATTTATGCACAATTAATGGCAAAAGCAACTGACGACTTAGTTACAGGTCGACCGTTAGAAACAGATTTTATTCTTGCAGCAATGAGAGTTGACCAAACAGGTAGAGTTACCAAAAGGTTTTATGACGAATTAATATCTGGTGAGTTAGATAAATTTTTAACAGATAGTCAAAAACAATATTTCTTAAATAGCCGTTTTATAGATGAAGACCTTGTGGAAACCACAAACTTTAAAAAGTTTATTACTCAAGATCTAGGTGCTTTAGACAATTACGCTAGAAATGCAGATGATGTTACATTAGCTAGGCAATTAAATTTAGAGGGAGCAACTCCTAAAAAAATCAATGCACGTATAAGCAGTGTGGCAAAATTACAAAACAGTGTTCAAAAAGAATTAGCGCAAGTTTTAGACAACATTAAATTACTTGAAACACAAATAGGAGTAGGTACTGCAAAAGCAAAAAGACTTGCTAAACAAAATTTAGAAAAACTTGTTACTAAAAGAGATGAGCTTTATAAGCAAGTAAACGATTTTGATTTAGAGTTACAAAAGACACAAACCTTACAGCGACAAGTTTTAGTAGATGAGCTTGAGTTATATTTCGATCAAGCAAAACTTAAGACTGTAAAAGAATTAGATTATAATGATTTTAAAAATGAAGTTTTAGAAATTGCTAATAGATTAAAAAACAAAAAATATCCAAGCATAGATAAGTTTGGTACTTTAACAGAAGACACCAAAGTAGACATAGCAAGATTGTTTTATTTAATGAAACCAGAAGATGTTTATGGTTTATCAATAAAAGATTTAGCTAAAAACATTGATGAGTTAGATACATTTGATGCTTTTCAAAAACATAACTTTAGATCACAAGTTGAAGAAATGCCTTATGAGCAAGCTGAAAGTATTTTAAAAGAAAATATTGCAGATGTTGATACACCAGTTGCAAGAAAACTAGATGAGATTCTATCAAAACCAGAAGCACAAAAAGCTCCAGAGTTAAAAATAGAAGATTTAGATAGAGAAGTTGAAGATTTAAAATTGCAGGTATCACCAGAAAGTTTGAAAGATTTTGAAGCAGTATCAAAACAGATTGATGATGAAGTTATAAACCAAGAAAAAGTATTAGATGGTTTAATTCAATGTAGATTAAAGGGAGCTTTATAATGGCAGATTGTATTGATGAAGTATTAGAGTCAGTAGGCGAAACTAATATTAAACGAAAAGATGCTATTGAAATGCTTACTGAATATGAAAAGCATTTAGAGGCACAAAAAGCTACTGGTGATCTTACTAAATTAGATTTAACTGGTGATGAACAATTTGCTAGACATCTAGCAAAAAGAGCTTCACAAAGAAAATATAGCTGGTTAAAAGATAAAGTAACACTAGAAAAACAATTTAACTTAATGGATTTTAAAGATGGTAAAACTATCCGCTCAAGTTTTGACGAAATTAATTCAACAGCACAAAGACGTATAACTAGTAACGTAGAAATATTAGATGCACAATTTACTAAATCATTAAACGCAGAAGATAGATTATTGTGGAAAGCAAACAAATTTGATGAAGAACAAACAACAAAATTCGTAGGTCAAATGATGACACTTGATGAAACCAAGATGCTAAAGATATCTCAAATAGAGGGCAGGTTTCACCCTGAGTTTAGAATTGCAGAAGCCATATCAAAGCTATATAAAGACATACACCTACAAAAAAATAACTATGGTGCAAACACAGGTTTTTTAGAAGGCTATATTGGTCGTAATAATTACGATCAAGTTAAGTATGCTTCTCCTGAAGTAATTGCAGAATTTAAAAAAGATGCTCTAGAAAGATTTAATTTTGGTGAGATGTATATTGGTGATAAAACACAAGAAGGTTTTATTGACCAGATGATAAATAAAATTCGTAATGGTCTTTGGGAAAACGAATTAGATGAACTAACTTTTTATGATGAAATAGCCGAGGCACAAAATAAAATTAAAAACTTCACTCAAGGTAGTATCGCAGAAAGATTAGGTAAGCAAAGAGTCGTACAAATGAAACCAGAAGATGCTTTATACATGCAGAAAAAATATGGCTCAGGTAATTTAAAAAATATTGTTGCTACTGAAATAAATAGCTGGGGTCGTGCTAAAGGATTAATTGAGTCATTCGGTAGTAACCCTGATAAAAACTACGATATATTAGTAAACAGGATAGTAGATAACAGTCTTGATATTGGTGGCAAAGGATTTCACCCTGTTGCAAAAAGAGGATTAGGTTACAAGGATTATTTACTTGGACGCTTAAAAAATCCATCAGGACACTTAGCTAGTAGAGTTTTTAACAGTATGAGAACTTTTATGTCGGCATTGCATTTGGGGCAAGGTGTTGTTACAGCACTTGCCGATATTGCTACACCAGGGTTACGTAAAAGCCACTTGATGATGGAAAAAAGCATAGGTGGTAATTTAGCTATCATGGGAGAAAGTTTAGCTGAGCAGTTAGGTATGCTAGTTGGGCAATATGGAGATGATGTAGCAAAGCGGATTGTTAAAGTAGAGCTAGAGTATTTAGAAGATTCTTTTTTAGATTTAGTTAGAGAGAGCCGTTTTGGTGGTGATGTTGTGGGTATTGATGGTAAAGGTCGTACTACTGGTGGTGCGTACACTATGCTTAACCTAGTTGATGATGCACACGATACTATCAATAAATTTAATTTTATTGATAAGTGGACTCAGACTGCTATTCGTAGACAGTATGCACCAATAGCACGTGAGTTTGGTGAGTTTGCAGATAAAAGTTTTGATGAGCTACATGATGCAATGCAAGCACAATTAAAGCGACATGGCTTAGTAGAAGATTGGGATATAATCAGAAGCCGAGTTATTGCAAGTGAAGATGGTAGAAAGTATGTAGACCCTAAAGCATTTAGTGAAATAGAACTTGATGAAATAGCAAAATTTTATCCTGACTTACAAGCAACTAGAAGCTTACAAAATAAAAAATCAGAATTAGATTCATTATTTAGAGCAGCATTTGCAAAAGAAGCGGAGCATAGAGTTTTAATGCCTGATTTAACCACAAGTGCTAATGTAGCTTTTCGTTTTCAACGTGGAAATATTGCACATGAAATTGCTATGAGTGCTTTTCAGTTTAAATCCTACAGTTTTGCTTTATGGAAAAAATTAATTTTACCAGCTTTTTCAGATGGTGGACTTGCACCAATAGCGGCATTTACAGCATTTAGCATGGGTACAAATATGTTAATAACTTGGCTTACAGACTTTTTGAACAATAGATCACCAAGACCATTTTTTAATACAGAAGACCCAGAAGTAGGTTTAAGGAATTGGAGTGCATTAGTTACAAGAGCAGTTGGTTATCCGTTTGCAGACGAATTGATTGGTAAAACTTTAGCAGGTGAATTTAGATCAGCAGACTTAGTGTCAATCGCTGGGCCAATGCTAGGTGATACTGTTAGAACATTTGGTAATTTATCAGGGGTAGCTAAAGGTCTTAAAGACGGTGATACAGATAAGATATCTAAAAATGCTTTTAAATTAGCACTTGGTTCACCAGTAGTAGGTGCAGGAATGAAAGGCGTTTTATTTCTTAGGCCACTTACAAATTTGTGGCAAGATACGGTACTGGAACAATTTTCACCAGGGCATTTAAGACAAAGAGAGAAATACAAAGAACAGCAAGGATCAGAAAGTATTATTGATTTACAATACCTCTGATAAAATATAATTATGGTAATAACCAATACAGCAAAAGAAAATACTTATACTGGAAATGGAAGCCTTGCTTCATACAGTTTAACAATACCTTTTTTTGACACAGCAGACGTTAAAGCCAAATTAGATGGTGTAATAACAACAGCGTTTACAGTAACACCAGGGACTTTGGTAGATGGGCACTATAACAATGGTACAGTTGTATTTACTACTGCACCTGCAAATGGCGTTGCCATACTATTATATTGCGATACTCCTGCAAAACAAGAGGACGTAGATGCAGGTGCTACTAACAGTATTGACGTAGAAGATGTAGAGCAAGCATTAGATAGATCAGCCTTAATCGCTAGAGATACAAGAAGAATTAATGAAGCGAGTGCTACAGAAGCAGCCGCAAGTGCAGCCGCAGCAGCTACATCAGAAAGTAATGCAGCTACATCAGCAGCAACAGCAAGTGCAAAAGCTACAGAAGCGGCTACATCAGCAGCTAACGCACAATCATCTGCAACAGCCGCAGCTACATCAGCAGCAGCAGCTTTAGTATCTGAGTCAAACGCAGCTACAAGTGAAACCAATGCAGCAGCATCAGCAGGCTCAGCAAGTGCGATTGCAAACGGAACTTTATATACTTATGTAGAGTCGTCAGGCACTATCACCGCAGTTGATGGTGGCGCATATAGCTTTGCTGCAAGTGGTACAGTAAACCTACCGACACCAGCACCAGCAGTACATATCAGAGTTTTATTAGCTGCTACAACAGGGACTATAACTTTTGTTCGCAATGGTAGTGAGACTATCAATCAAATACCTAGTGATGTTTCAGCAACAGGCGCAGGCTTTTACACAGTTGCTTGCTATAACGGTACAGATTGGTTGCTTACTCAAGGAGAGCAAACAGGTATCTATGCACAAGCACAAGCTGGAGCAGATGGAGCAGATGGGGCAGATGGGGCAGATGGAGCAGATGGAGCAGATGGGATAGGTATTCCAGCAGGCGGTTCAGCAGGAGAAGTTTTACAAAAAATAGATGGTACTGATTATAATACTCAATGGGCGACAGTAACAGCAACAGAGTCAGAATTAGTACAATTTGATATTAGAAACACAACAGGTTCTACAATCACCGCAGGTACACCAGTTTACATTAGTGGTTATGCTACTGGTGATGGCAGGGTTTTAGTTACACCAGCAGATGCAAGTAGTTCTGCTACAATGCCAGCAGTCGGAGTCATCAAGACAGATGTTGCTAATAACTCTAATGGCTCTGTAGTAGCGATTGGTGCGTTGACGAATATTGATACAAGTTCTTTTAGCGAGGGTAACACAGTATATGTTGCAAGTGGTGGTGGTTTAACCAATGTTAAGCCTACTGGCACTAATTTAATTCAAAACATTGGTAAAGTCAGTCGCTCACACGCTTCTAACGGAGCAATAATAGTAACTGGCCCAGGTAGATCAAATGATGTACCTAACTTACCATCAGCAAATTTATGGTTAGGTAATGCAAGTGGAGTCGCTACACCAGTTTCAATTTCAGGTGATGCAACATTAGCAAATACTGGTGCATTAACGATCTCAAATAAAACTGGTGCAGATACAGGTATCGTAACTGGTACTGCTGGTACATCAGGTAATTTGGTTCAGTGGAATGTTGACGGAGATGCAGTAGATGCTTCTATTGCTGCATCAGACGTAGTTACACCATCAAGCACAGATACTTTAACAAACAAAGATTTATCAAGTACAACTAATACTTTTTCAAATACAATCACTACTAAAACCGTTATTGTAAAAGCGATTGCAGATGATACAGCTTTAACAGTTGCAGATAATCTAACAAAGTTTGTCGTTCCTGTTGAACTCAATGGAATGAATTTAGTATCAGTAGGGGCTCATGTGTTTACTGCTTCAACAAGTGGGCTACCTACGATACAAATTTTTAATGCAACAGATTCAGTAGATATGTTATCAACTGGTATCACTATTGATGCAAATGAAAAAGATTCTAGTACCGCAACAACAGCAGCAGTTATCAATACTGCTAATGATGATGTTGCAACAGGAGATGAAATCAGAATTGATTGTGATGTTGCTGGAACTGGAACAACAGGATTAGAAGTAAGGTTAGGATTTAGATTACCATAAAGGAGAAAGTTATGTCGGGTGATATCGTAAATAATGTTGGAGTAGTACAATCGGGTTTGCAAGCTTGGATTGATACAAATATAAAACCAAATGTAGTTGAGGTGTTAAACGTAAAAGAAGTTTACGTAAATAACAATGCACGTTCGTATGACGTGAGTGTACTTGTTACAGTAAATGCAGATGGTGCTACAAATATTGCAACACAACCTGTTTTTGCAGTTGATGAAAATTTAGCAACTGAAAAATTTTATTTTGGTAGAAACAAAGTTCAGAACTTTGTTGCACCAGCTAATGAAGTAAACAAAGAAGCTTTGATTGCAACAACATTAAATGCTTTAAAACAACAAGACCCAAATGCTAAATTTGTAGGTTTAGAAGTAGATACGAACAATGGTATTACTATTTACAAAATTCAAGTAAACGGTGTCAACAAAGCGTACACAATTTTAGATGGTAGCTTAACTGAACTTGAGATTATTTAATGGCTTGGTACGACAGTAATTGGTCTTATAGGATTCCTGTAACAATCGACAGCACGAAAGTTAGTGCCGATTTAACTGACTTTCCTGTCTATGTTGATTTATCAGATTTAAGTGCTGACTTCTTTTCTAACGTAAAAACTGATGGTAGTGATATTAGGGTTACAAAAGATGATGGTACGACAGAAGTGCCTAGAGAAGTTGTTGCTATTGATACAGGTAGCTCTACTGGTGAGTTACATTTTAAAGCTGATGGTACTTTAAGTTCATCAACTGATACAGACTTTTATATTTACTACGGCAATGCCTCTGCTACAGAACCAGCAGTAACAGCGACTTATGGTCGTAATAATGTTTGGACTGATTATGATGGAGTTTATCATTTACAAGGAAATGCTACTAATTCAGCAGGTACATCTTACTCAGAGCTAATGGACGGCACATCTTCTAGCTCAGGTAAAATTTATGGAGCTTATGATTTTGATGGTACTAGTGATGAATTAATTACTAATTATACGGGTTTTAGTGGAACTAGCACTTTTGGCTTATCAATGTGGTTTAACAAGGGTAGCGGTGGTGGTACATCACCAATGCTCGCAGGCGTTTCTTCAACTTTAGGCAGCACGTATGAAATTTTTTATCTCATGCTTGCCAACAGCAAAACAAACGTGCAAGTCGCTATCAAAGCTGGCTCTTCAAGTTACACAGATATAACTACAAATACAACAACGATTAACGCAGGTACTTGGTATTATAACAGTTGTTGGTATGATGGCAGTAATTTGTATAATAAGATTAATAACGGTACGGCAGCCTCAACCACTGCTACAGGCTCATTAAATACGAGTACTAGTGATGGTTTAGATTTTGCAAACTGGAAAGGACAAAGTCAATATCAGTATGATGGGCTCTTGGACGAAATAAGATTTACGACTACACCAAAGAATGATAATTGGTATAGTACAGAATACAACAACCAAAACTCAGCAAGCACTTTTTATTCAGCAGGGGCGCAGGAAACTTACACCCCAAGCGCAACCTTTATTCCAAAAATAACATCAGTGTTATAATGAGGGTATGGCCTACAATATAGATTTTAGCGGTAAAGATTGGAATGGACGACCATATGTTCAAGCAGGTAATGCGTTAAATCTTACCAGCTTAACTGGTGAATATAAATATTTTTATATAGATGGCGATAAAGATGCGGCTGATAACTTTACAAATGATTACCAACTTCGTGGTATTTGGGTTTATGGTTCTATTACTAGTCCTAGTTCATGGAGAAGCACATCAACAGCAGCAAAAACAACCCTGTTTTTACATTTAGACTTTTTTAAACGTGGTACAGATTTTAATAGCAGTAGCGTTAGTACAATAAAGACGGACATTCCATTAATACATTTTCGTGCATCTGAAACAAGCACCACTAAAACATTAGATCCTATCTATATTAACTTAAATACAGGTGGTCAAATCATTGGAAACGCAATGGCTAGACTTGCAGAAGGTGATACTTATAATGATTTAGCTGGTGGTACTGCTAACGCTTGGAGTAATGCAAACATTTCTGTAAACAGAGTATATGGTACAGAGTCAACCGTATATAATGATCTTTTTACACTAGAAGCTGAAAAAAGTACAGCAGGTGCAGATGCAACAAACAATTTATTAGGTACATCTGATGCTGGAAGCCAAACAGCGACTACATCTGAGCAAATACCTGCAAATACAGCAGGATATATCCAAGCTACTTTTAACCCTTTTGGTAAGTATGGAAACATCATATTTAATGATCTTGAACTTGGAATGACAGATAGTGCAGATGCGGCAACCACAACTAATCCAAAATACAGATGGGAACTTGACTCAAACAGTATTGGTAATCATACAGCTAAAGCAGTGCA